CTAGACTTCAACTGCCCAATGCCAAAGTAGACAAGCGCCTTACTGCAGCAGGACAAGATCCCACGCAGGATGCACAAAATTTAGATCAAGCAAGAACATCAGTGGACATGGTGTCTAGAAGTTTCAGTATCACAGCAGGTCAGCAGTTGCTGCAGGCTATTGAACTAACAATCCGCAACAGCAGTTATATCTACGACCAAGCTGTGGTTATTATTAATCCTGATGGCACGCAGATTCCCAATCCAAATTCTCGCAACAAGCCTCTAAAGTGGTTTGTAATAACTATGTCTGCAGAAAAGATAAGTCCCAACTTAGATCCCAAGCGCAACGACTATGCTTACCGTATTACCTACAGCATTGCTGCTAGAGAAGTTAAGAATGTGATCAGCAAATACTTTCCTGTTAGCAGATTCTCCGGCGTGCACAAAAGCTATCCTTACTGGTTTACAGGACAAAATATTGCAGTACTTGATTATAGCGAAACACTCAATGCCATGTATCAGTTAACTGTGAGTGGGAGTGACACTGAAGACAGTGCAGCCACCAGAATACGACAGCAGTTTACATCTAGTATGGCTGACATTGTGACCTACAACTATGCTCCTCGTAGTACAGAATCTAGTCACGGTGCATCGGGCAAAGAAAACGAACTAGGCGCCAATGCTGCTGAAGTACTGTATTCACCCGGCGACCTGCGTGAAGCCAAAGTAAAGATTGTGGGAGATCCTGCATGGATTATGCAAGGCAGTAATTTTAGATTGCCAAGAAGCGAGTACTTTACTGGCACTAGTTTGAGCACAGGATTTTTACCTGACGGCAGCATTGCGTTTGACAATCAGGATGTGTTGTTTGAAATTTCTTGGCAGCGTCCTGAAGATTACGACATTGAAACAGGACTAGCAGATCCGTACAGTCAGACTCAACAAAAATATAACAGCAGAACTGCACTGCAAAGTCGAGTATACTTGTGCAAGCGTGTGATTAGTGATTTCCGCCAAGGCAGATTTGAGCAAACACTAGAAGGTGCATTGTACTTGTTCCCAGTGCCAGACAAAAGCAACACTGCAAATCCAGCAGCAGCAAACAAAGCAATCAGCAACAGCAATGCCACAGTTGACAATTCGTCAGACCGTACTGAAACCGCCAAACTGCTAAGACAAGGTCAAGCAACAAGACCGTCTTTGCCTGCAACTGGAGCAGTAGGCGGCGCAAGCTCTCCGCAATTTGCTGCAACAGATCCGAGACGTCTGGACATAGGCGACGGAGGCAAAGCAGCAGTACTTGGAGCTCAACAAAGTGCAGTCAAAGCACCTGCACTCAGCACAACAGGGCCAGGTATTGTGCCAGGTGGGCAATCTTATTTGCCAGGGCAGCTGGGTTCAGGTACATACTCAATACTACCTGCTCCAATTCCAGGATTGCCCACAAGCAACTTTGGCGGCATAATTTCATCTGTGCCGTCTACTATACCCACAGGGCCCAGTAAGCTACCGCGTGTGCCTCCGAGAACATTGGCAGATGCCCAACAAGCACGAGTAGCTGGGTCACCAGTCAGCAGTGAGAGTCCCACTAGTCAGGACCTTTCTAGAGAAACATAAGGAAAAACATGGCAGAAAACATACAACGCAGTAAAGGGCGTCCACGCAATTATAAACAAGACCGTGGCGGAATGCCTGCTGAGTTTGGACCATTTACTGGAATTGTGATGAGCACAGTTGACCCAACTCGTGCTGGGCGCTTGCGAGTGTATATCGAAGCGTTTGCCGACGGTGGCGCAGATTCTATGCAAGACGAAAGCAAGTGGACCACAGTGAGTTATATGCCTTCGTTTTTTGGTTCTACTCCTGTGAGCACAACAACAGGGGTCAACAACGAAATTGGAAAATACCCAGGCAACGCCAACAGCTATGGCATGTGGTTTACACCTCCAGACACTGGAGTCACTGTGGTATGTGTATTTGTAAACGGTGACCGAAGTCAAGGATACTACATTGGTGTAATTCCCGAAGATGGATTAGGCAATCAAGTTCCGGCAGTTGCACCAGGCGGCACTAACTTTGAGTTTGCTAACAAAAATCAAGAAGACTACTTTGCAGACGCCACACGGTTGCCTGTGACTGAAATCAACATCAACAACGAAGGTATCTACAACGATCCTAGATTCTACGACGGTACAAAACCTGTGCATAGCTATGTTGCGCAAGGACTGTTTCAACAAGGTTTAATAAACGACATTGAACGCGGCACCATTACCAGCAGCAGTCAACGAGAAACTCCCAGCTCAGTGTTTGGTATTAGCACGCCAGGAACGCCTATTTTTCAAGGCGGCATGAAGCCCAACGACATCAGGAAAAAGCTAAGTGAAGGATCAATCAAACCGGGCGATGCTAAAGTAATTGGACGAGTAGGAGGACATAGTCTGGTTATGGATGATGGTAATCTCAGTGGCGACAATGCTATGCTGAGATTACGAACATCAAAAGGTCATCAGATTACCATGAGTGACACTGGAAACTTTTTCTATATCATTCATGCCAATGGACAAACTTGGCTAGAGTTTGGTGCAGAAGGCACAGTGGATCTGTTTAGTACCAACAGTATCAACATGAGAAGTCAAGGAGACATTAACTTTCATGCTGATCGAGATATTAACATGTTTGCTGGCAGGAACTTCAAGGTCAAAAGCAAAGAAGCTATGGAAATTGAAAGTGTCACATCAATCACTATGAGTGCACAGACAGACATCACAATGTACAGCAAAAACACCATTGGCATCAAAGCTGACGGCACACTTGCGCTAGAAAGCAAAGGCGGATCCTGGGGCGGCGGACAAAGTCTTGTGTTCAAAGCCGGCGAAATTGATCTTAACGGTCCTGCAGCTACACCAGTAACAACCCCAAACCCTATTACTAAGACCAAGCTGAATGACACCAAGTTCAGCACTGCCAAAGGCTGGCAAGTTGAAACTGGCAAGTTGGAAAGCATAGTAAGCAGAGCAGCTACTCACGAGCCGTACCCGTATCACAACCTTGGTGTTGATGTTGAAACAGCGTTTGAACCAGGTCAACCAACACCGCCACCAGGTGCTGAACCTGTGCCTGCTGGCGTAGAAATTATAGCAAAGTAACATGTCAACTTTTAACTTTACATTACCCAATGGAACTCCTTTTGAAATCAAAGGACCTGCAGGACTCACGCTTGAACAAGCCAAAGCAATATTTGACAAACAAGCTGCAACTGGAAGTTTAGTAGGTATCAAACCTGGGCAATCATTGAGTGCAGCCACACAAGCTGCTCAAGGCCTAGCAAGTGCACAGGCTGTTGTAGCACAAGCACAGTCCAGTATAACAGGTGCGCTCGGTGCAGGAATACCCGGCGCTGCAGGTGCGCTCGGGTCAGTTAGTGCAGCATTGGGTGCTGCAGGCGGAGCCTTAGGCGGAAGTCTGTCAGGTGTTGCATCAGGATTAACTGGTGCAGTAGGCGCTGCTGTGACTCAATTCAAAGGCACTGCACTTAGTGTAGGCTCGTCTCTGACTGCAGTTGCAGGCAGCATTGGAGCCACAGCATCCAAAGCAATCAGTACCATAAATCAATCGTTAACTTCTGCAGTGTCTAATCCGATCAATATTGCTGATTATGCAAAAGAGGCTGCTGCACTGACCTCCATTGGCAGCATGGATTCTGGAACAGTAACAGGAGTCCTTGCTCAGGCAAAAAAATCAATAGGACAAGCGACAGACATACTCACTAGCGAAAAAGGCCTAGGCGCATTTGGATTTGGTGCAGAGCAACTGGAAAAAGTAGGAATTCTTAAACCTGGCATGTCTGTATACGTAACATTGGGCACATCAACTTTAGTAAATTTATTAAAAAGTCCTGCAGCATTTACTGGAAAAGATGGAATAAAAAGTGCAGCAGATTTACTAAACAATCCTGTTAAGCAAGCAGCAATACAGCAAGACTTAATGGCTCAAGGCCTAGCAGGACTCAAGGCAGTTGGCATCCCAACTGATTTGTTGAGCGCACAAGGTCTTGCAGGTACTGCATTAAATGCAGCCAAAAGTATACCAGCAGCAGCAGATTTTCTCAAAGGAGTACCTATCCCAGGTGACCTTGGCGGTAAACTAACCAAGGCATTTGATACCAATGTACGGGACGGCGCATTTGCTGCAAATCTTTCTAAGACCAAAGTTCCGCAGCCATTTAAAGCCGAAGTTACTCCGGTACCTGCAGCAAACACTGTAGATCGTGCCACTGTTAACGCAGCCAGCACCCGTGTAGTCGGCAATGACAAAGTACCCGAACCCAACTACGGACCTACAACTCCGCCTGCAGGACTTGCGTCCCAGGAAAACTCCAGTTTAGAAGCTGCACTTGCTGAACGTTCGTCTATCCTCATTGAGACTGCAAATGCGTTTGCATCACTAGTTGCTAACTTGACAACTCTTGAATCTCTGCAGTCTATTACAGAACAGCAATGGACTGCAATAAATGCAGAGTACCAAGCTGTGCGAGCATCCTTTAACTCAAGACTACCGCAAATAAACGCAGCCTTTGTGTTGTACAACAATGCGCTTGAATCAGTCCGCAAAGGATTTCAAGTAAGGATCACTGCATCAATATCTGTGGGCAGGGCATTAGCAACTGTATCAACCGAAACAAAGGCTCGACTTGCTGCATTGAGCAAAAAGCGTGACGGGGCATCTGTAACGTAACAACAAATAAATATTACTATGGCAAAAACATTCATTGGATTTAACACACAAGGTCAGTTTAAAAAATTCACTCTTACAGGATTTGATTTGATCAAGCGTGACCTACTAAATGCGTTCAACATACGTCAAGGACAACTGCCTGGGCGTCCTGGTTACGGGACTACAATTTGGGATTTCTTGTTTGAGCCACAACTGGAATCAGTACAGCGAGACATTGAACGAGAAGTTCAGCGAGTGGCCGGCGGCGACCCAAGAATCTACATCAACAGCTTACAAACATATCCGTCAGGCAATGGTATTTTGATTGAAATTGAACTGTTGATAGTGCCCAGCACTGACGCAGAACGTCTGTCAATATTCTTTGACCTAGAGCAGCGCAACGCCACCTATGTATAACTGAGCCGTTTTTAGTCTCGATAAATAAAGTACGAGGCTTAAACAATGGCAACAACCACAAGACAAACAGCAATTTTCGGTGTTGAAGACTGGAAACAAATTTATCAAACTTATCGCGAAGCAGATTTTCAAAGTTACGATTTTGAAACTTTGCGCAAGAGTTTTGTTGATTACCTACGTTTATACTACCCTGAAACATTCAATGACTACATTGAATCAAGTGAATTTATTGCACTGCTGGATGTTATTGCATTCATGGGACAGGCTCTGGCATTTCGTACAGATCTTAACACTCGTGAAAACTATTTGGACACCGCCGAACGTCGCGATTCAGTTGTGCGTCTTGCTAACCTGGTTAGTTACACTGCCAAGCGCAACACAGCAGCACAAGGCATGCTCAAGGTGCAATCAGTATCCACAACTGAAAACGTAATTGATTACCAAGGTGTAAACCTTTCTAACTTTACAATAAACTGGGCTGATCCTACTAATCCAGACTGGCAAGAACAGTTTACAGCAGTACTTAACTCTGCACTAGTTGATTCACAACGTGTGGGTCGTCCTGGCAATCGTAACACTATCCTGGGTGTGCGCACAGAAGAATACGCCATTAACTTAGTGCCTGGGTTTTTGCCTGTTGTTCCTTACACTGCCACAGTAGACGGTGTTAGCATGCCATTTGAAGCTGTGACTAGCACGTCTGTGGGTGAAACATACTTGTATGAACCAAGCCCACAGGCTGACCAGCCATTCAACATCCTGTTTCGCAACGACAGTCTGGGTTTCCAGAGCGCCAATACAGGATACTTTTTTATGTTCAAGCAAGGTGTGCTGCAAAACCAAGACTTTAACCTTGCAGAGCGCACCAGCAACCGTACTGTAAACATCAACATTGAAGGTGTCAACAACGAAGACTACTGGTTGTTTCAATTGGACAGTGTAGGCAATGTCAACCGAAAGTGGGAATATACTGAAAATATATATTCGGCAGCAGCAGAACAGCTCGGTACTACACTGCGTGCTATCTATACAATAAACTCCAGAACTAATGATCAAATTACTATGGTGTTTGGCGATGGTGTGTTTAGTGAAATTCCAGTAGGCACATTCCGTGCTTATGTGCGTGCCAGCAACGGACTGCAGTACATCATTAACCCTGAAGAAATGCAGGCTGTGACTATTCCAATCAGTTACATCAGTCGTGCAGGCAATCTTGAGACACTGACATTCACCTGTGGAATTACACAACCGGTCAGCAACAGTCAGTCAAGAGAAAATATCAGTGACATCAAACAACGTGCTCCTGCTCGTTATTACACACAAAACCGTATGGTCAACGGCGAAGACTACAACCTGTTTCCATACACTCAGTACAGCAGCATCCTAAAAAGCAAAGCATTAAACCGTGCCAGCATTGGCACCAGCCGTTATCTTGACTTAGTGGACAACACAGGCAAGTATTCTAGTACCAATACATTTGGCAGCGACGGCGCAATGTGGAGACAAACTGTAACTCCAACTATTTTGTTTAGCTGGGTCAGTCGCAACGAAATTGCAGACACCATCACTAACCAAGTACAACCGCAGTTAACTGAAAGTACTATTCAGCAGTTTTACTACGCTAACTTTCCAAGACAAACAGTTGACACAGGAACCACTGCAGGCACAACCTGGCAGCAAAGTACCACATTGGCCAACGAAACAACTGGCTACTTTAAAAACGTATCAGGTACGCCAATTGCAGTTGGTTCAACCACAAGCACAATATTCAAGTACGTAGAAGTGGGTGCGCTGATTAAATTTGTTGCTCCAACTGGATTCTACTTTGACAGCAACAACCGGCTGCAGTTAGGTGTGCCAGGACGTGCAAACGAGCGTACCACTATTTGGGCAAGCCCTCAGCAGATTATCAGCAACGGTTACAACGGCGGTGTTGGCAACCTGAGCTCAGGAGCAGGTCCAGTTACTATCAACAACTTTGTGCCTACTGGCGCAATTGTAGACAGTATTATTCCGTTGTTTGTGACAGATTTACCATTGAGTTTTGAACAGTCTATGGCTGAACAGATCTTGTTAAATCGTAACTTTGGCATTGGTTACGACAACGACGGTACTATCACCGGCACACCTTACACATGGTATTTAATTACCAGCACAAACTTAAATCAAGGCGCTGTGTTCAGTCAAACAAATGCAGGCTCAACAGCTGGCACTAATAATGATGCTAGCTGGATGGCACAGTTTGTTACAGAGAATCAAAACTACACAATTAGTTTCCGCGGGCTATCTTATAACTTTGGATCAGTGCTGCAAACTCGTTTCTTCTTCTTTGACGACCAACAAATTTATGACAGCCGAACAGGCACAGTGATCAAAGATTTTGTGAACGTGCTAGCAGTAAACACACAGCCTGACTCAACTGAAAACTTACCTGGCGACATTCCAGTGACCATTACAGGACAGCCAGTTGAAAGCGACGGCTATGTTGATGACTTCCAGGTCCTGGTGGGATTCCGTGACAGCGACAACGACGGTGTACCAGACAATCCTGATTTCTTTGATGAAATTGTAGCACCTGATGTAGACCCTACACAAAAACTAGTGTTCCTGCAACTGACGCTGGACTTTGATAACCTGCAGAGATACCTGTTGGTAGAGCCTGGCACAGTTAACAGTGACTATGCTACGCTGGATGATATTGAATTGGTCAAGAGCGAATGGTCACCGGGTCAAGTATTTTATGCTTACGATGATGCAGCATTTTACGAACTATCAATCAGCACTACCAATGTTAGAACACTGGTGGCAGTAACTGGATGGATTGCCAGAACTGGACGTCAAGCACTGTACTACCAGTACCGTCACAACTCACCACTCAGCAGCAGAATTGATCCAGGCACAACCAACATCATTGACTTGTATGTGGTTACTCAGTCCTATTACACTTCGTACCAAAACTGGATTCGTGATACAACTGGCACAGTGACCAAGCCAGAGATTCCATCCATTGATGAATTAAGCACAGCATACCAAGGACTACAGGATTACAAGATGTTAAGTGACAACATTATATTGAACTCAGTTGTGTTTAAACCTTTGTTTGGTGCCAAGGCCAACGACGCCTTGCGAGCCACAGTCAAGGTGATTCGTGCTAGCAACTCAACTGCTAGCACTAGTGAAATTAAAAGTTCGGTGATTGCAGCAATGAATGAATATTTTTCAATTGACAAATGGAACTTTGGCGACGCGTTTTACTTCTCAGAGTTGTCTGCATTTTTGCACCAACAATTGGGCAGCATAATTAGTAGTGTGGTTCTTGTT